CTCTATCTCCTTGCGGACCTTTAGCGCCGGTATCTCCTTGCAATCCCTGAGGACCTGTAGCGCCGGTATCTCCTTTAGGCCCCTGCGGTCCTTGTAGTCCTGTATTACCCTTGAAATTTTGCTGCTCGGATGCCGACAAGCCGGAAAAAGTAACCATGCCTGCAATACTGATATCTTTCCCGAATATATTGATAGCACCCGGCTTAATAGTGATTCCCGTCTTCAGTTCATCTTTTGTAGGAGTGTCATCAATAGAGCCGGCATCGTATACTGTAGCAAAGGCAAGGTACCAGGTGACGGGTAAACTGCCACTACCTCCTGCTAAATAAAAATAATTAGTAGAAGAGAATGTACCACTTGAAGCACATTTTACATGAAATGCATATTCCTCCCAGTCGCCAGTCCCGACATTGTTGGTGAGCCATTTCCCTCCCGCACCGACGTTTGTAGCCCACTCAATTCTATATCCAACAGGAACCCATGCAATAAACCGGGTAATAAATACAGCATTGGCGCGTGTTTTAGTGCTAAAAGTAAACCCACCTAAACCCGGCTCTACAGCCCCAGACGTCGTAATTTTAATTTTATATCCGGATTGATTAGGCAAATTAATATCTGCTGCTCTTTCAACTGCAACCATACCATTACCACTATTATTGTAGATTCTAATGCCGTTCAGCCCGCTCCTAAACTCCGGATCACGATTCAACATCTTACCCTTGCTCATAGCAAGCGCAATCAAACGTGCATTACCAGATACCGTTGATACAAGGTTAATATCAGTCTTGGTCTGAGAGATCTCAGTGCCCTGATTGGATACAACCTGTCCGAGAGCATCAAAGTCGGTTTGGGAGACTTTGCTTTCAATCAACCCTTTCGTAACTTTTATCTCTGAGTCGGTGTAGGTCTTGGCAATGTAGTTAAGATCTTCGGGGGCTGGACTCCAGGTTACAGGAGTATTGGTTTCAAATATTCCAATACGCAAGTAAGTCGAGGCAGAAGTGCCATAAGAACCCAATATGTATCTAATAGCCTTTGATGTAAGGATGAAATTGTTTTCTATGCTGTCATTAAATACCGACATGTCCTCGCTTGTGCCATCAGTGTATACGATCCGCAAAAAGATACTTCTTGTGCCATTAGGAATTGTAGATGATAGAACAGAATGATCTATAAACACATAATACCTTTTTTGAGGGTCATAGGTCAAACCGAACATATCCTTATTAGCATTATACGATTCTGAGTGTAAAATCTCCGGTAGCATTAATATTGTTCCATCATCGTCATAACGTGAAGCATATGTAAATCCTGCTTTTACAATGTTACTATAAGAGCATAAGTTCTTAATACCTACTCCCCGCTCGCTTGCAGACGGAATCCACTGCGTTACACCTACATTGCTATCTGCTAAAACGGCCCAATGTATAATTGAACCATAATTTCCATTCTCAAACTGATAGAAACTTATGCCATCTCCTGATAAAATGCGTGCTATTTCGACTCTCTTAGATTCAATTATTCTTTCTCCACGAGTTTCAAATTGCGCAATTTTAGAAGAACCAATATCCGAAAATGCACCAATACCCCAATTGTTAGCACCAAGAGTATAACAAAGGGTTAAAGTATACTCTTTACCAATCTCAGGCCTAACATCATACCTATATTCTGCAACTCTATATGACGGATTTGATGTTTCAATATTAGAACCTTTCAGCAAGTTAACATCCCCCACCTTTATTTTACTCACCTCACCCTTCACAGCCAACGTAATCTGCCCGGGCAAAGCCTCCATAATCGTGTCAGTCTCAATCTTAACCTTTTCCCCAACATAAGAATATGAAGCAGAGTTGATAGCGCCTATAATTACCCTCTGCTGATCATAATAAGCCTGTTGAAGAGTCTTGAATGAAGCGCTAACCGGTATGTTCTCTGGCTCGCTCGCCGAATGTGTTTCAAGCACATGATAGTAATCGTTGAAAGCATTCCGATAAGCAACGGTATCAATGCCATACCGTGTTGCATTAGCCAGAATAGAATCTCTTTCTGCTTTTAATGCCTCCATTTCCTGCTTTAACGCGGTCTTTTCAGTCGGGGATATTACACCATCATCTGCCCAAGTGTTTAATCTATCCTGAGCAGCTTTCGCATCGGTTTTGGCGATGTCTATTTCCTTGTTGGTTGACTCAAACTCCTGCTCGATGGTCTTTCCGTTGCGAAGGATGAAGATGCCTTTGAAATAACCGTTATTTGTATATACACCATTATCGTGCGGCTGCATATTATCCGGAAAATCCGGGTCCGTTATATGATCTAAATTCCCAAATACAGAGCGAGACGCTCCGGCAAATGACTTAGTCTTGACTCCACCTAATATCTCAATCTTAGGCTTGCCATCCTCGGCAGCCGACATATATATCAAGCTCTGACGAAGAGGATTCTCAGTATTACCCATCTGTACAACTTCATCACCGACAGTTGGCGTAATACCCTCAAATTCAGACTTAGGAATAGTTACGAGATTACCATTTACGCTTGCAACTTCGCACCAATAGTATTTACCTTTTTTAGATGATGTATCCTCCATTTTTTGAGTAACAGTAACCTTTTCGTTACCACGTCTGGAATCTAATACAATCATTATACCAAGGTTGTATATCTCTTCGGATACATTGATGGCACGAATTACATTCTCGCCATTTGTCAAAAGCCCTCCTACAGTATCAGAACCGATTCCATCCTTTGATAAACCACTCCATACAGCCATAGCACCATCATACAAACCAGATATTTCTAATTTGCATTCTTTAGTCGTTATAGGAGCATCTGATACATGTCTCTCTGGATACATGTAAAGTTGAAAGCCTGAATTTGCTGAATTATTCATGCTAAACTCAATGCTCGTGTTCGTTATCCTTACGCTGTCATCTATGGCTGAACCATCATATAAATAGGCTGTAAATTTTGTGAAATCAAAAGCCGGTGACTGGATTATTCTTCTATCAAATACTTGACACCTCACTAAGTCGTGCGCCTGGAATGTTTCATCTTCATCCTCAAATTCAAGAATCCAAGATTGCAAATCAGGAGTCTCAGTAACTGCACTGACTTTCCCGTTCGCTTGGCTTATAACAAGAGCACCATTTATTGAACGTACTTTCTGTATAAGCAACTCAAATACATTCATAACTTTCCTCACATCTAGAATATCACATTCTATATGCCAGTTGCCATACTCGTCTTTATATATTTTAAAGCCTTCGCCTGTGAATCCCGGAACAAACTTCGGAGAAGAGATGTATTCTTTCAATATAGCTGCGGCAGCGTTTAATATGCCATCCTCAGAGAGAGAAGCGGTAGGCTCTGCCTGAGATTGGTCCCAACCGGTTTCAATGCCACCACGGATGGTCAGTTTGTAAGGGGTGGTGTCGTTTTGGTCTTTCCGGAGAAAAACCTTTTTCAAAGCCTCCATGTCAACATCCGCAGCAAGCTTAAATGCTACTACATTATCCCTGTTGGTACGTATAAATATAGCCGGATCTTCGTCTGCATTACAGATATAAAATTCTCCTTGATTAAGCCCTTCCAAATGCGACATAGAATCAGGAGAAATGACGGGAGCTTTTGCTTTCCCGTTTTCAATTTCTGAACCAAACCATTGTATTTTGCTTATATTCTTTTTCATGTCAAATTCGTGAAGTATTTATGAATGCTGCTTCGCTTTCTTTATATTTCAACATTTCCCCCTCCTTCGGGTTATTTACGACAAAACCGACAATAGATGCGCTGCTCGCCTGCTCAGGAGCACCGCCAACACCGGAAATAGAATTTTCCTGTGGTTCCAATGCAATAGTCACGAAAAACATTTGGCTGTCTTCCATAACCTGACTTATCTCTGGAACAGAATTCTCGGACCTTACATATCTTTCTCCATTCACATCAAACATAGACACACACAATATCCGGTTAAGATGCCTTCCGAACCAATACGGGACACCACACGAGTTTCCTATTGTAAGTACATACGAATCATAGGGAACAGCATATAACTCTTCTATTTCTTGTCTTTGATTGCGGTATTGTTCATTATCTATCTTTGCGGAATATCCTGCCGGCTTAAACCCAGCTTCCACTCTCCATTCGAATACCTGTTGAGTATCTCCTATCCAGAAGATATTATCAAAAGCAGAATTATTATCTTTGTGTGAATAGCGAATCAATGCGGTTTCTTCCAAGATATTGGAATCGGAACATACTTCAAATGGCTCAGATTCTTTCCTTTCAAAAGTTATACTATAGACTGAATCCGGAAGTGAAGTAAACACGACATAATACATCATAACAGATGCATTTACCTCATAAGTCTGGAATTGGATATTGGAAGAAGTTCCTTTGATAAGATCGTTAAGAGAGGCTGAAGCTACTTCTCCGTCATCCGCAAATATTTGCAGGAGTATTTTATCAGTTGTATGAAACCTCTGAATGTAATCTACATCGATTGCATATTTGTCCTTAACTGGCGAAAAGAACAATGGGCATATATCACCTATCTTAATCATAGTCCTTTAGTCCGAATTTGGGTTACAAGCCTCTTGACCTGTGTTATCGTAGCAAATATATGAATTAAAAACGTAATTATGAACAATTTCACCTTATTTTATACTCTCCACTATCAAAGTATATTTAGCAGCTTCAGAACGGCCGTAATTAAATTTACCGTCTTTAATATACCCATGATATGTTTCTCCTCCTTTCTCTATAGATATTAATCCTGTGAGATCATCAGGAGATTTCATATCTCCGGACTCTACTGAAACCTCGCCAACAGTAAACAGCCTCTCTCCTTCCGTCAACTGGATATCCGTTTTCTCGGATACTCCATCAATAACAACGTCACTGTTACCATCAGAAGACGCAAAATCCAATGTGTTGGTAAATGCACCAATAAACTTCCGGTTAGCCTCTATCATATAACGTGGAGAGTATACAGCATTAAACATTGTATCGGGACTTATTACTCCGGAAATGGATGGACCACCATTTATCTTACGTATAAGACGGTATCCGCCATCTATTGAAGCAAGCCTTGCATTAACAAAGAATACGTCATTGTCGCTATCACTATCCGTAGTATCCTTTCCCCTTTTCTGAACCAAAAACTCTATTCCGTATGCGTCAGCCCGAAACGGGCTTATCAATTCAAGGGAATTATCAGTCAAGGTCACTCCGGTACTATATTCATTTGTGAAATGAAATTCATCACGTCCGTTCACACTGTCATAATCCTGCTTGTCATAACCGGACCGTACCCGGGAATAAATCAATGCAGAATTTACGTTGTATTCAAACGATTGTATATTGTCACCAAAATCTTTTACTATGTTTTTTGAAAACAAGCTACTTCTATGTACAAATGTAACCTTGTCTTCCCCTATTACAGGAACAAACCCAAATTCCGCATTCATCCAATCAACAAACTTTGTATATGAACAATACAATTTAGCATTCTTCAGACCTCTCGCACTCTCAGCAGGCACTATCATGCATTCATCCAACCTCTTGTCCACTCCTGAAGCGATCTCACCTGTAATTCCTTCCTGCCCTCCATTTATACTTTGAAGAAGCCGGTTTAGAAGCTTGACAGGCGTAACTATATCAATGTTAACCGGTATTATTCTTGCATCCCAATTTAGACTAATATAAGGGTCCCGGATAGTCAAAGTCATGTTATATGCCGAACCATATCTTATAAAACAATAATCCCCTTCAAGCAATGTTATATCTTTCATATATGAAAGTATAAATATGGTCTCAGGGTGTTCGTCGTTAATAACAGTTCTGGTAAGCTCTGTTTCATTCCCATCTGCTCCGATTTTTACCAATGTCATAGACAATGCCTTATTTGCCGGAACATTAAACGAGATAGAGACACTTAAGAAGCAGGTAATATTCCTTTCCGCCCTGAAAAGGAAAGTGTCTTTACCACCATCAGATACGTTCTGCTGAAAAGTATCCCCATAGGTTATATATCCGCCTATTGAGGTCTCGCTTGATTTTACAGCCAACGGAAAGTATTTGGACTTTAATGCTGCCTGTATCTCAACCGATACGTCCGTTGAATCCTCAATGCTATTCCCGGCAACCAACCAGTTCACATTCTGATTCATTTTTATACCATCATAGTACAAGTATTTGCCTTCTGTAAGTTCGCTCACAGCATATTCATACTGTGTTCCCTTTTTAGCTTTTATCAATGCGGCCAGGCTGTCATCTACAGCACTGATAGATATGGTATTCCCATCATCTTGAAATGTGGAGAAATCTAACGAACACCGGAATCTTTCATTCCATAACCAGCTGTTATTTCTTGTGTAAAATACCACACTAGCCGATGCTTGCAGATACTTTTCCCGGAATACACGTTTCAACAGACTGTATGCAGCATTAGAAAACTCAAACTTTGTAGAGAACGATCTTACGACTCCATCATAATCCCCCCTCTTAAAAGAAGTGGTTATGTCGTCCCAATTGACCAGATTATCCGTTACCTGATACGAGTATCCATCAACTAACAATTCACATTTATAATACATATTATTTTCTTTTTAATGATTTCAGACGCAAATCAACATCATCACACATCCTCTTTACCATATAGGCATATTCCTTTGCGGAAAATGAATCCGGATCAATATGCATATTGAAATGTTGCATTACGGCCACTCTTTCTCTCACAAAGTAATCCCTATCCATAATAGCCGACTTAGGGAGGTCGGATTGTTCTGACATGATCTTATCCACCCGAAATCTACTGTTAGATAAAATAGCTTCAATCCTACTGCATATCTTATTGTGATCATTAGGATCAAGACTATATCCCATATCATTAAGAATCAAACAAACCGTAGACCACTCCTTCTCTTCAGTAAGATAACGGCAGCAGTTCATCAACTGTATCTTTATCACAAGGCTGATAATTTCATTCTTCTTAGAAACTTCAGCCAATATTCCCTTCTTCCCAACTATAGACATATATTCATTAACCAATCCGGACGCCGCTTTCTGCTTTTCATCTTCACTATAATCTCCTTCACACACGGCGTCCGAATTTCCACAAAATACATCTATGAATCTTCTGAGGGATATTCTATCAAGATCTGTGTATATCATATTAAATACGATTTGATATATTTCTTAGCTCGGCTTCTTTTGCAGCCTTCTTCTGGTATTTAGCCATCTTTTCAAACGAACGGTTTAACGACTGCATCTCACGCTCCAACTTTCTATAATCATTATTCACATTCACAGTAATAGGCTCACCCATCCTTTCGGCATCCTTCATTAAAGCGCCTATGTCTGAACGTAAATTCATGCTGCGATACAAAGCTAACCTGTCAAAATGAGGCAGGAAATCACTGCGCCTCTCTATATCTACATCGGGAATAACCTTTGCCCGACGCGGCAAATCAATCAAAGTAGGAACATTAGGAGTTATATAAGCTCCTCTGTCAGTTACAACAGCTTCATGTTTACCTCCATCTCCTACAATAGCTAACCCACCGGGATGGTTATCTGTACCCTTAGCATATTTGGGAATAGGCTGAGCAATAATAGTCGCAAGCTGGGCAGCTCCCAATGCTCCAACCAATGCAGCCAGAACCATATTCGGGAGGGCCCTTGAAACAGCCAGTGCAGTAGCTATGATAGATAGACTGATCGCATTAGCCTTCTCCCATTTGGCCTGTTTCTGCTGGAGAGCCTCTTTCTTTTTCTCTAATTCTTTATTCTTATTCGCAGTAGTTTGTTCTGCCGCTCTTTTTCTTGCTTCAGCTTCTTCTTTAGTGATGACACCAGAGTTTTCCAACTTTTCAATTCTCTCCAGTTCTTTTTCGCCAGCTTCTTCATTAGCTTCCTGTTCCTCTTCCACACGTTTTATCCTGGCATCATAAATATCTGTCATAATAGAAGTAATTCCATCTTGTATCTTTGCAAATGAAGACAACACAAAGGATAACTTGCCCTTGTTATCGAGTTTGCCCCAAAAATTAAGTACACTGTCTCCTGCATCATCCATTTTTGAGGTAATTTCTCCTATGATATCGCCCAGAGCATTAAATATATTGGCAGAATCCCCCAAATATTTATTGGCAGATGAAGATAAATTTCCCAAAGCATTATTAAAATCATCCGCCCATCTTTTCCCCGGATTATTTTCATCATTATCCATGTCATCACCAAAGGCCCCAATCTGAGCCTTAATCTTATTTATTCTCCGTTGAATCTCATCAACCTTCTCTTGAGGGAGATCAGAAGATAAGGCCAGTTCTGCCTCCGCTTCTTTCAATAAAAGCTTTAACTTTGCTTTCCCAGACTCTTTGGTAATCTTATATAGTCCATCCCTATACTGCTTTTCGTTTATTTTCCCTTGTTTATATTGTTTATTTAAAGCATTAATCTCCTTCAAGGAATTTGTATCCAATATATCAAGTTCCCTGTCGGTACCTTTTTTTATCAACCCTAAACGCTCTGATATATTATCTTGAATTATAGATGAAAATCTTGCATCATATTTTTTATTAATCAATTCTACATCTTCACCTCTCCTTTCCGCTTCACGGATTTCCTCTTCACGTAAGATTTCATTCATCCTTAGTAATAAATCGAGTTTATATTCAAGCTCTTTTTCCGAATTGTTTTTAATAGTATCCAGTTTTAATTCAATGCTTCGCTTTTCTAAATCTGATTCATACTCCTCCCTTTCCAAGTCATATTTTTCATTAATATCTCTGATATTTTTATTTTTCTCTTCTTCATATTGGGATCTTAACTGATTTTCTTTGGCAGAATATCCTTTTATTTTATTGATATTCTCTTTATAAGTATTTTCCACACTGGCAACCTCTGCTTTTCTACGATCTTCAATTAGAGCTATTCTGGTTTTAGTCAATTCCCTTTCTATGTTCTTCATGTAATTGGCATATTCTTCAGCCTCCTTTTTATTACTACCATTGGAATCATTAGTCAAAGCACCTACATTAATATTTTTAGACATTCCTTCCAAGACTTTATCATAATCTTTGGTTTCTTTTATAAGATCCTCCCAAGCGGCCTTCTCCTTTTTAGCTTGATCTTCTGCTTTTTTCAGTTCTTCTTCCCTTTTAGCAACAAGATATCCCCAAACTTCATCCCCTTCTTTAGCTTTTTTCTGCCTTGCATCCTCCAAAGCAGCAGATGCTTCAATTATCTTTTGTTCTGCCTGTAGATACGTGTTATACTGCACCCTTCTTTTTAACAGAGATTCTTCACGCTTATCAGCAATATCTGTCATCCTATCCAGTTGAGCTCTTGCTATAGCATTGGCTACAAGTTCTTCTCTCAACTGTACATAGGCCCCCTTTGCTTTACCAGCCAAAATTTCATCGTTTGATAAATTTGCAAAGTAAGCAGGATACATCTTTTGCAATTCATCAACCGCTGCATTTCGATCTTTTAAGGATCTGGTGTGATCCTGTGTGGCCTTATATAAAACATCTAATTTCACGGTAGAATTGGCTACATCTTTCATCCCTTTTTTAATGCCTAATGCCATTTCTTGTTCAGCAGACAACAATTCTTTAGTCGCATCTTTTGCTTTAAACAAACTTGCCACCCAATCCATTATATCCTTTCCATACACAGATAACAATGTAATACCTACTACCAATGCTGTTTGCCAATTAAGGATAGATTTAGTTAGTTGTTTCCATACGGGAACCCCTTTCTGACCGGATTCTTGCAAAGCCTTAAACTCATCTCTTGCACGTTTTATTTCATCAGCCATTATAGGCAAGTTATTAGAGATAGCAAGAAAGAAAGTATTCCATCCTACTGCTAATGAAGGCAACTCTCTGGCCACTTGCTGGACAGATGCGTTTAATCCATTCCAATGTGATGTATAGTTACCTACATTTCTTTGATAATTACCCATTTGAGCGTCAATGGCCTTTAATTCATCTTTTAGTTGCTTAATCTGCTTTATTAAACCGACTCCTTGATCTCCTTGTCTTTGAGCTTCAGGCAAATTTCTAAATCTATTTTCTAATTGTACTACTGCTGCGCTCATTTCATTATAGCTCCCGGCTGTAGAAACCATGGCTTTTGAATGTGCATTCAGAAGAGATGTATACTGTTTATTCTGCTGTACAAGATCTCGTTCTTTAATTGTAAGATCTGATACTTTATTCAAATATTCTTGTTGGCTTATTATACCCTTAGATAGTTCTTTTGATAGTTCAGATAGCTCTCTCCTTATTTCATCAAGCCTGATTTTATTAGCAGACAGCCTTTCATTTAGTTCTTTTGCTTTATTATCATAAGAAGTTACGGTATTTAGAATCTCCGCATAAGCACTACTTGTCAATGAAATAGATGAACTTGCGGATTGCATGGCTTGAGCCTGCCTTTGAGTAGTTTGAGCATTATCCTTTTGAGCTTCAGATGCGATTTTTAAAGCATCAGAAGCCTTATTTATTGCACTTGTGAGAGAATCAAACTTTCCTGATAAGGATGACAATGATAAGAATTCTTTCATATTCTTATTTAGATCATTTAAAATGCCCTTGTATCTACCTTGTATATCAGACAGTTTATTCTGAGTAGTAACTAATTGGTTCATTATATTAGTATACTTCTCTGTTTTATCCGCTAATTCCTTAAGATCCCCCGGTTTTACTCTGAGACCTCCTGCCAAATCTTTGGTAAGATTCACATAAGCCTCTTTGGTTTCATTAAATTTAGCAATCAGGCTAGTTAATTCATCAAAAGCTTTTTTATCAACAATATCCGTTATTTTAAATTCATTCGCCATAATTTAAAATTTTGTATCGTGCCCCTTCACACGATGGTTATTACTTCTTATTCTAATAAAATACCAATTCAACAAACGTTCCATAGAATTCAATACCTTCCGGTAGAAAATCAAAGGTTCCGTCTTTCCTTTCGTACAGCACATACACAGAGTGATCCATCTTGGCAGCTATGCGTGCAAGGCTTCGGACTCTCTCTATATCCTGCATCCTTTTTTTATTATCACACCAACAGCTCACAGTATACCGAATTTTGCATAATATTCCCGTAATGCGGGATTCATAAAATGAACCATAAAATGCCCCAATGCTTCGGGCCCTACGGCCAGTATTATACTGCCGTATTTCTTTTCAATATCATCCCCGAAAGAGACCCCGACAGATTCTATCCTCAATCCGTCATTAATGGGGATAGCAGTAATAGACGAGTAGTAGTCACCCCGAATTTTGAGGTTTGGAGTTTTCATGTCACGCGGTGGCAAGAACAGATAAGAAGGAGCCGGAGGTGTCTTTTCCATCTTCCACTTCATATATCCTTCAGCATTATGAAACCATCTGCCGGCATCTTTCGAATTAAAAAAAGGGTCATTGAGATATGTCGGCCTTAAAGGCTTTCCACGACCATTCACCCCTGAATACAATTGTTGCCGGATAAAGTCCTGCACCAAATCAGCATTACTCTGAATTGTGTGTTTT